CGGACGGTCATTCGCCGATCTACCGCAAGAGGCGCAGCGTATGGCCGACAAGTGGATCAAGCAGGGCCTCATCAAGGACCGCGCGACCTATCTCCAGAGCTACAAGTGGGATTGATGGACATGAGCGAAGATACCGCACCGCGTCGTCGTGGACGCCCGCCGATGGGCCAGAATACCGGCGCAGATGAACAGACTGCGACGCAAGAACAGCCACAGGCACACAAGCCGCGTCGTCGTCGTGCAAGCGTCGGTGGTCATGCGCTGAAACTCAAGGCCCCCGAGCGGAAAGGCTTCACGCGGCGCTGGGTCAATGATGATGGCAACCGTATTGCGGAAGCCGAAGAATTGGCGTATGACTTCGTGCACGAACAGGGCATTGAGACAACCGGCCCCGGTTCGCGCGTTAAGCGCCTCGTAGGCACCAAGGCGAACGGCGAACCTCTCCACGCTTATCTGATGGAAACCCCTAACGAGCTATACGCCGAGGGTGTCGCCGAAAAGGAAGCGGAAACCCGCAAGATCGATGAAGCGATTTTGAGCGGGCAAGACTCCACCGGCCAGATGTCTCAAATCCCAGGACGCGAGCAGTATGGCCAAGGTTCGATCAGGGCGGATCGCTGAGGCTCTAAGCACCTTTTGCGGTCTTGTCCGACCGTGAAAGGTGCAACATGGCAAACGCGAATGCTCCACGGGGTCTAGTCCCCGTTCGCGGCGTAAACAGCCAGTATGTGACGGGTGGCCTGCGCCAGTACGCTCACGATTCCGGCGATGCGACCGCAATCTACGTCGGTGATCCCATCAAGCGCACCGGCGCCAATTCCACCATCAACGGGGTGTCGTGCCCCAACGTCATCCGCGCGGTTTCGGGCGATGTCATCGACGGCGTTGTCGTCGGCATCATCCCTGTGACGCGCGAAAGCCTGCCTTATGGTGCGGCTTCGACGACCTACGCGCTGCTGGTCGACGACGATCCCAATTCGATGTTCGAGATCCAGGACGTTTCTGGCGGCACGCAGCTGACTGCGAACGACGTGGGCTTGAATGTCAACTTCACCGGCACGGGCGGCAACAACGGCAACGGCTGGTCGAATGTGGTGCTCGACAACACGACCGAGGCGACAACCAACACCCTCGATCTCAAGATCGTGGATGTCGTCAACAGGGCGGACAATACGCTGGATGACACCGGCCCGCTCAAGTTCCTGGTGCGGATCAACCGTCACCGTAACGCCAACCAGATCGCGGGGATTTAAGCCATGAGCACTGTCACGACTGGCCAGATCGCCCGCCTTCTGTGGCCTGGCCTCAACGCACGGTGGGGCACGGCCTACACCGAGCACCCGGTGGAATATACCGATCTGGTCGATACGTTCACCAGCGACAAGAACTACGAGGAAGATCAGGAGATGACCGGGTTCGGTCTGGCCCCGATCAAGACTCAGGGCGCGTCGGTGGTCTACGATACGGCCGGTCAGGGCTACACCACCCGGTACACCCATATCGCCTATGCGCTGGGCTTCATCATCACGCATGAAGCGCTGATGGACAATCTCTACGAGAAGATCGGGATGCAGCGGACGGGTTCGCTGGCCTTCTCGATGCGCCAGACCAAGGAGAACGTCGTTGCGAACATGTACAACCGTGCGACGAACACCAACTACCTTGGTGGGGATGGCAAGCCGCTTCTGGCCACCGACCATCCCTCGCTCTCGGGAAATCAGTCGAACCTTCTGGCGACCGCCGCTGACCTGTCGGAAGCAGCGCTGGAAGATCTGGCAGTCCAGATCATGCAGGCGACGAACTCGCGCGGCATGAAGATTGCTCTGATGCCGCGCAGTCTCATCGTTTCGCCTGCCCTGGCGTTCGAGGCCACGCGCATCCTCAAGTCGGCTCAGCAGAACGATACCGCGAACAACGCGATCAACGCTCTCAAGTCGATGGGCCTTTTCCCCGAGGGGGTGAAGGTTAATCACTACCTGACCGATCCCGACGCTTTCTACATCCGTACGAATGCGCCGGAGGGCCTGAAGCTGTTCCAGCGTGAAGCGGTCAGCTTCGCCCAGGACGGTGACTTCGACACGTCGAACCTGAAGTACAAGGCCTATGAGCGCTATTCGACCGGCTGGTCGGATTGGCGCGCACTGTTCGGTTCGCCGGGTGCCTGACCCGGCGAAGCCCCGCGCAGTTTTCTTCTCCCTTTCCTGCGGGGGCGGGGCTGGTCTTCGGATCAGCCCCTTTTATTTTGTCCAGCCATCGCGTATAGTACGCGTGCCTCAAACGGCGCTGAGGCGTGCCAGTCAAGCCGACATCCGGGACGCAAGGTTGCTTGCGTTCTCACGAACGTCTCGGAGCTTGACTGATGGCAGCGCCCACCCGTTTCCCCAATGGCATTGGTACTTCCCGCTCGATCGCCGCGCTTGGCATGTTTGGCCAGCCTGATCCGATGCAGTACCATCTCTACCACAACGATTTCGACCTGTTCACCAGCGGTTCGTGGACTAACACCACGACCGGCACGGGCACTGCTGCGCTGACGGCGGGCGATGGCGGCTGGCTGGCATTGGCCACGTCGGCCACGTCGGCGGATAACGTCTTCCTCCAGAAGACTACCGAGGGCTTCGCGCTGAACCCTGGCAAGCAGGGCTGGTTCAAGGCGCGGTTCAAGGTGTCCGCCCTCACCTCGCAGATCGTCATCGGCCTTCAGGTCACGGACACGACCCCGCTCGACGTGACGGACGGCGTGTATTTCTTGTCGGCTGCGTCGACCGGCGTGGTCACCGCCATCTGCCGCAAGAACGCGTCTACGGGTTCCACGTCGGTGACGGCGGGCACGCTGGTCGCTGACACCTTCGTGGAGGTCGCCTGGTATTGGGACGGCAAGGATAGTGTCGAGGTCTTCTGGAATGACGTGAAGGTCGGCACGATGACCGGCGTTGCCGCCAATTACCTGCCGGATACGACGATGACCGTTTCGTTCGGCGTCCAGACCAGCACGGCCACCGCCAAGACCATGACGATCGATTACGTCATGGCCGCGACCAAGCGCTGAGGGAGGCGACAATGATCTATCGCATCATGCCCAAGGGTAAGGCTTTCGAGGTTACGGTCGAGGACGACAGCGGCGTTGTCGCGGTCAAGCAGGCCAAGGACTTGGACGAAGCCCAGGCTCACCAGCGTGCCGCAGTCACGGATGGCTACGCCGATTGGGATGCCCCGAAGTGAACCGCATCACCGGGCATGTCGAGGAGGGGAATTACGTCATCCGCGACACGTCCGGTGGCGTCATTCGCATGATCTCTTTGGACGAGGCGCGCGCGGATACGAAGCTGCGCGCCGCCATCGAACGCAATGGCTGGGAGGCTATTCCCAATGGCTGACGCCTATTTCCTTTCTGGTAGCACGCTTCAAGCATCGACTGCCATGGCCGATGGTAACGGCCGTCGATACGTCATTCCGAAAATCCAGCTTGTGGACGCATCCGGCAATTATGCAGGTCCGCGAGGACAAACTACGTCTGCAAATAGCCAGTCGGTAGTTCCTGCGAGCGATAGCGCGCCCTTCCCCGTTGTTGGCAATGTCGCGCCGGGGGGCGTGTCGACCGGGGGAAATCCGGTTCAGGTCGCGGGTACGGACGGGACGAATGTTCGTACGATTCGCACTGACAACACCGGGCGCGCGACAGTCCGCATTGTCGACGGAAACGGCACTGACATCACGTCGGGCATTGCGGGCAACGATGCTGTTACTACCGCCGTTAGCTCGCTGAGCGTCAGCGGCTTTTCTCGCGTCTTCAACGGATCGACCTGGGACCGCGCACGCGGCGATACAAATGGCGCGTGGAACGTGGCGACCGCCTCTGGCGCGGCGGCTGTCGGCCTGACCCCAGCCACTACGGTCAATGCGACGAGCCTTGTGGTCAAGGCGTCTGCTGGCAATTTCTATGGGGGCACGATCGTCGCAGGTGCGACGGCCGGTTTCCTGATCGCCTACAATGCGGCCACTGCGCCCGCTTCT